TTAAAAGAAAATTCAAAGACATTTTCGATGAGTAAAATAAAAATGACGGAACATGATACGTTGTAACATCAAATTTCAACACAGACTTACATATCTCAACCAGGATTGACGATAATCAATCAAACGATAAAATCATCAAATAAAAAGATCATTCGTTAGAACGAAGGAAAACACGAAATAAACACACATGGAAAACACAACAAAGTTAACACAAGACGAAATTAATCAACTTTCCGAATTTAAACAAAGTTATAATAATTTTATAGTTGAATTTGGTCAAATTGATTTTAAAATGATATTGGTACAGAAACAACTCACCGAGTTAAATAATCAAAAATCTGAATTAGAAAAAAAATATTTGGATTTAATTGAAAAAGAGAATTTTGTATTGAAACAATTTGAAAAAAAATATGGTACGGATTCTGAAATTGATTTGCAAACTTATACAGTTATTTCAAAAAATCATCAACCGTAAAATCGTGATTATCTAAAATTCGTACTATATATTATATATAACAATAATTTAATCAAATTATGATAGAAACAACTAAAATATCACCAGCCGTATATATAACGGAAAATGATAATTCATATACTCAACCGGGTGTTGGTTCAATTGGTGCCGGTTTCATCGGTACAACGGCAAAAGGCCCAGCATTTATTCCTACTCAAGTTAATACAATATCCGAATTTGAAAGGAAATTTGGAACAGATTATGTGAATTCATATACCGGGTACAGTGTTAGAAATTATTTAGAAAATGCTAATGTAGCTACAATAATTCGAGTGTTGACAAATGAGGATTACTCAAGTATTGTTATTCCTGTATTAACAATGCATTATACATCATCGAGTACCAATATAAATGAGATAGTAGCTGTATTTCATCCAGTATCAAAAACAAGTACCGATTATTACGTAAATTTTGATTCAACAAAAACAACTGGATCATTAATATCAGATATTAAAACTTCTGGTTCTATATTTAGTTTCAAATTAACTGGATCATATGGAACAACCGGTAATTTCAGTTCTTCTGTTACTGCATCATTAAATTCTTCTGATCCAAATTATGTTGGGAAAATATTCAGTTCAAATCCATTTGTTTCTGATGCTTATACATATCCTGTGTATAATTTGGTAACATTTAATCAACGAATAGTTGAATTGAGATCAATAATTAATGCAGGAAACGGTTCTGGATCACTCACATTAGATAATATTTCAATTCCTGCTACTTCATTGGATGCTTATTCAGAAGCAAGTACACCTTATGTAATTTCACAAACATTACCGGATAGTTCATCAATCCAATTATTTAAGTTTTACACAATCGACCAAGGTAATTATGTAAATACAGCGATTAAAATTGGTATAACAAATATCAAAGAAGGTGTTAATAATGGATATGGAACATTTACTGTTGTTGTAAGAGATTATAATGATACAGATAAACAACCATCAATTATTGAATCATTTGATGTAGATTTAAATCCCGACTCAGTAAATTATATAGGTACCAGAATTGGTACGAGATACGGAACATATAGTCCAACAACTGGTAAAATAACATATACTGGCGATTATCCAAACAAATCAGAATATATCAGAGTGGAAATTGATAGTATAGTTGAAAACAAAGGTATTGATGTTTCAATTTTACCGTTTGGATTTAATCAAGCGTTGCAACCATTAAAAAGCGTTAATTCTACATATATATTCCCAACTGCTTCATTAAATTTGATTCAAGAATACAATAGTTTATATAGTTCAAGAGCATATTATGGATTTTCATATGAAAAATTGGATAATATAAATTATTTATCACCATTTACAACGATGACTGGTGTAACAGTTGGTAATAATATTGTATTTCATTTAGATAAATTATATACACACCCAAGTTCATCTACTCCGAATTTGTCATTAACGGCAAGTACTTGTCCATCAACTGCACGAAAATTCATGTTACCATTGCAAGGTGGATATGATGGTCTTAATCCTGCTAAGAGTAAAAAAATAGGATTGAATTCAATGGCCGGTAATACATTTGGATTTGATTTTACCAATTCAACATCATCTGGTTCGGTTGCTTATAAACAAGCAATTGATATATTTTCAAATGATGATGAATATGATATTAATATGTTAGTGATGCCAGGAATCCTGCAAGGTTATCACAATTATGTAATTAATTCGGCCATTGATATGGTTGAAGAAAGGGGTGATTGTTTCTTTGTATTTGATACCGGATTACCAAATTCAACAGTTGATACCGTTGTGTCAAACAATGAATCATTTGATTCTAATTATTCTGCAACGTATTATCCTTGGATAAAGATAACCAACCCAATCACGGGAAAAAATATATGGGCACCACCGACAACAGTTATTCCTGGAGTTATTTCATTCAATGACAAAATTGGATATGAATGGAATGCACCGGCCGGTTTAAATCGTGGTAGTTTAACATATGTAATTGAACCATACTTTAAGTTATATAAATCAGAACGAGATACCCTATATGCAGGACGAATTAATGCAATTGCAAAGTTTCCTAATTTAGGAATCGCTGTGTGGGGTCAAAAAACTACACAAATTAAAGCAAGTGCATTAGATAGAATCAATGTAAGGAGATTACTTATTAATATAAAGAAAAATATTGCAACAATTGGAAAACAAATTTTGTTTGAACAAAACACTTCCAATACACGTAATATATTTTTATCAAAAGTAGTTCCTATACTTGATAATATTCAACAAAAAAATGGATTATACGGATATAAAATTCAAATGGATGATGTAAATAATACATCTGATATAATTGATAGAAATCAATTAAAGGGTGAATTGTGGATTCAACCAACAAAGACTGCCGAGTATGTATTATTCCAAATCAACATCACTCCAACAGGTACAACTTTTACACAACAATAATATATGCCGGCAACATCTGATAAACAAGCTAATTTATTTCGATTAGCATATTCGGTTAAGAAAGGAAAAACACCGAGAGGTGATGTATCTAAAAATATATTGGATATTGCTGATAATATGTCTTTTAATAAAATAAAAGATTTTATGGTCGTTGAAGATGTATTTAATGAAGCAAAAGTAACACCCGGTAAAACATATAAATATGTAAATCCAAAAACCGGTGAAAATGTGGATTATGTTGCTGGTGGTAAATCAGATGGTATGTCTCTGCAAGATTTAGCGGATAAACACAATGTATCAATCGAACATATTACCAAACAGTATTTATTGGGATATGACATCGAAATGGAACATACCAACAATCCCAAAATAGCAGGTGAGATCACACGAGACCATTTATTTGAAGATCCCAATTATTATACTGATCCAAAACCAAAATATTGGGCAAGAAAAGAATTAAACAAAGAAAAATAAAATTGACTATATTTATAAATATAAGATAACATGAGATTTGAAACTGGAGATAATATATTAGCAATTATACCTACAAATGATACTGTACTGATAAAAGAAGGACAAATTTCGTTAGGAGATAATAAACGAGGTTATTACAATGAAGGTAGATATGCTGTAACATTTAATAATGGTAAGACTGAATATATAAAGGCATCCAGATTAAAATTATTAGAAGATGTGAGACAAGTTGATGGTATATCAATTCAAAAATCAAAAGATGAATTGGTTGAGGTTTGGAATGATCTTGTGAATAATTATCATGCAAATGAACACGAGGATCAATATTCTGGTTTCGGTTGGGAAATACCATTTGATTATAAAGAATATTATGATGAGGAATTGGATGACCAAAGGAATGATATATCTGAAAATTTGATGATATATTTCGAATCGAAATTTAATCAAATCAAATCAACATATCCAGATTGGATTGGTGATATATTTATAATTGAATATACAGACGAAAAAGAGGATGATGATGAGGAAATAATTGAAACTTCGGATGACATTAAAGCTTCGTTTGTTATAATAGATAGTTCAATGCGATACAATTCAATTGATGAATATATGGAAGACATTGAAAATTCAGATACAGATATAGATGTTGTATATGACACAATGATAAATTTTAAAAATTCTCTTGAAAAAAGGGAAGAAGAATTAGAAGAAATTGAACAACTATTAAAACAATAATAAAATGGCAGATATAATCAGCAGTAACGAAATATTTTACAACAACTGGGAGGCAAAATTAAAAAATAGATTTATATTCTATTTTAATGATATTCCTTCATTTTTAATCAAAAAAGCAAACAGACCAAAATTAACATTATCTGTTGTTACAATTCCGCATATCAACATTGAACGTTATCAAAAAGGTGGAAAGGGAAAATGGGAACCTATAAATATTACCTTATTTGATCCAATTGTTCCATCCGGTGCATCTATGTGCATGGAATGGTTGAGAAAAGCACACGAGAGTGTAACAGGTAGAGCTGGATATTGGAGTATGTATGCTCAAAATGTTAAATTCAATATATTGGGCCCAATCGGTGATAAAGTAGAACAATGGACATTGGTTGGTGCTTGGCCAGAAGAAGTCGATTTTGGTGATTTGGATTTAAACAGTGATACTGATATTACTGAAATTACAATGAAATTGAGATATAATTATGCAATTCAAGAATATTAAAATTAAACGATATAAATGAAATTTACAGATAATAAAGTTGCACTTGATACAACAATGACTAAAGTTCCTGAACAAGTTGTGGAACAATATCTTTTAGAAGATGTAGAATTAAACAGCAAGGGTAAATGTTATCCTGAAGATAATCCATTATCAATTGGAACAATTCAAATGCGATACATGACTGCCGCAGATGAAGACATACTCACAAATCAAAATTTCATTCAAAAAAATACGGTATTAGATAAATTGTTACAAGCATTGATAGTATCTGATATTAATATTGATGATTTAGTATTAGGAGATAAAGATGGTTTATTACTTGCAGCAAGAATATTTGCGTATGGAAAACTTTATCAACCGGAGATTGAATGTCCCAATTGCAAACGAAAAACAACACTTGATGTGGATTTGACACAATTCAATTCAAAAGAAATTGATTTTGAATTGCTCAATCGGGACAACGTATATAAATTTGAACTCCCACAATGTAAAAAAGAAATCAAATTTAAGTTATTGACATCTGGTGATGACAAACAGATAGAGGAAGAAATAAAACGATCAAAAAAAGTAGGAATTCCTACAAATGAGACAATTATCGGACTTAAACATATAATTATTTCAATTGATGGAATAACAGAAAAACAATCAATTACCAAACAACTGAATACCATTTTAGCAACTGATATAAGATCACTGAGACAATATATACAAACCATAAATCCTGGTGTTGATTTAAATTTAGATTTTGAATGTAGTGATTGTGGATTTGAATCTCGAATATCGTTACCGATGAAGGTTCAGTTTTTTTGGCCTGACGCCCGCATATAGGCTGGCGACATATGGAAAAATTCATGATTTAGTTGCCTTAGGTAATTTTGATTGGATGCAATTATATAAAATGCCAATTTTTTTAAGAGAATTCAATTATAAAAGATTAGCAGATAGATTAGAAAAAGAAAAAGAAATGATTGAAAAGAAAAAATGACACCCATTCGGGTGTTTTTTTGTATATACTACTATTTAAATGATAAACACCATCATCATGAAACAAAATTTAAAAGAAGATTTTATTGATAGATTACTTCAAAATTTTTTAATCGGATTGAAAAACAAAAAGGTAGATGCAATAAATGCAGATACTCAAACAAAATTAGATGGATTGTATGCAAAAAATCCTGATATTAAAGATTTTCTTGTTAAAAATAAAAATTTTGATTTAAGTCTCTATAAAGATATAATGCATTATTTAGCTAATAAATACAAGGCAAATTATTGATGGCGAATGACACTCTAAAAGAGCAAGCAGATTTATTAAAAGATCTCCGAGGTATGTTGGGTGAGTTGGAAGATGCTCAATCCAAGATAGAAGATAATGTATTAAATCAAAATGATGCTTTGAATAATCAAGTAGGTTTATTTGTCGAATTAAATAAAATAGCAAATGATTATGCAAAGATAGGTGGAAATACTTTATCTTTTTATAAATCAATTGTTAATTATGGTGAATTACAACTTGGTTTAGAAAATGCTATACTAAACAATAATAAACATTCTGTTTCATTGATGCAAGATAAACTGTTTGACGAAATGAAATCGTTGAGCTTACTAACCGAGGGTAATGTTATTACTAAAATTGGAGTTGATATGATTAAATTGTCTTCCGATAATGTAAAAAGATTGTTGACTGGTTATTATGACATTGATACTGCAAATAAAAATATATATAAAGGAAAAAAATTAGAATTGAAATTAGATGATTCAATTTTTGAATCAACACAAAAATTATTAAAAGCACAAAAAGAGCAAGAAGAAATATTAAAAAAACAACAAAATCTGCTCAAATCGGTAGAAACAAAACATTCTGAATGGCTTACCAAAATTAAAACGGGATATGCTGAAACAAAAGTTTTATTAACATCTGTACAAGTATCAGCGATGTTTTTAGCAGGAGCATTGTTAACAAAAATAATTGGTTTAACAAAAGCAATCCGAGATACAAGATATGAATTTGGATTATCTTTATCTGATACTGTACGAATGGGTGCAACACTAACAAAAATAACTACACAAGTTGCAACATATGGAGGAACAACAGAAGATGTAGCAAAAGCATGGAAAGCAGTATTAAAAGAAACTACCAATACTAATTTGGTTACAGCTTCCGCAGCTTCTAATGTTGTTAAAATGATGAATTTTGCCGGATTAACCGCTGAACAAGGAGCTAAGATTAATACATTATTTTATAGAATAGGAGGAAATTCACAAGACATAGCGGATAATATGACTTCGTTTGTCATGTCCTTAGCAAAAAATAATGGAGGAGATACTGCTGCTGTGATGTCGGATATTGCAGAAAATGCTAATACATTTGCAAGATTGAATAAAACTGCTGCAAAAAATTTAATTGAAGCAACAGTTGCTGCAAACCAACTTGGTGTGAGTATGAAAAACATAGTAAGTGCAGGAGAAGCAGCAGCAGGAAATATTGATTCATTCATTGAGAAAAGTATGACAGCAGCTGCATTAACCGGTAAGTCATTTAATATAATGGGTTATATGCAAGCAGTTGGAACTAATAATTTCAAAGAACAGTTGAAATATTTAATTCAATATGCTACTACTGGTAGACAAATGAAAGATATGTCAATTTGGGAAGTCAATTCAATGAAAGAACAAACTGGATTGAGTCAAGAACAATTATTGATATTAGAACAACAGGGCCCTGCTATACTCAACAATTTGGATAAATTCAAAGATATTGCAGGTGTTGAAAAATGGTCAAATGAATTGACTAAAGAAAAAATATCTTTGTGGGAAAAATTGACTGGATTTGTTATGAAAGACCCAGCTACCAATTTGTTGTTAATAGGAGCAAGTCTAAATGTACTTAGGGGTGGAATTCCTGTTCTAAAGGGTATAGGTACTTGGATCGGTACGTTGGGTTCAAAAATGAATATATTTTCCAAATCAACAAAAGAAGTGGGAGAAAATTTAAAAAATATAAAAACTCCGATCGGTGGTAAAATTAAACCAACTGTTACTAAACCATTATCTGCATTTAAAACCAACCAATTAAGTAAACTAAAATTAGAAGGAGCTACAACCAATTTATTAAATAGTAAATCATTTGCACTTAATATATTGTCAGTTGCAGGAGCAATGATTGCATTAGCAGGTTCAATTTGGATATTGTCTAAGGCTGCGATGAATTTTGATAAATTAACTAATTTAGGGCCAGTAGCAATGACAATGACTGGATTAATGTTAGCATTGGTTGTATCTGTATCTGCATTAGGTACTGCATTTTCAAACCCAATCGCATGGGCAGGAGTTGCAGGTATGATTGCGATGGGAGCTGCAATGTGGATTGTCTCAAAAGCTGCGATGAATTTTTCTTCTTCAATTACTAATATTTCATCATTAATAAATATGGAATTTATTGGCCAAATAATATTATTTTCTGGTGCAATATTGACATTGGCATCTTCATTGAATGTACTGTCAGCAGCAGCTGTTGGTTCTTTACTCACATTACCTGCTTTGTATTTAGTAACAAAAGTAATATCTTCAACAGAAGAATCAACTACTAAATCAAAACCATCGGTTGCAACCGAATCATATAGTAAAGATATTAAATTAATTGAAGATAAAATAGACAAACTTATCAGCATAATGAGTGCACCAATTGCATTACAAGTAGATGGTCAAAGAATGGGTAATTTTATTTTCAAACAAAAACAATTTACCACGCTCGGTGGTTAAAAATAAATTTGGAAAATTCATAAATTGATTGTAATTTTGTAATTCATTTTAAAGTTATGGATACAATTGTAACATTTCCCGGAAGATTTCAACCGTTTGGAAGACATCATTCTGAGATTTTTAAAAAAATACAAGATATTTTTGGAGAAGAAAATAGTTGGATTGTTACATCCGATAAAGTAGAACTACCTGATTCACCATTCAATTTTATTGAAAAGAAAAAAATAATTCAAAAATTATATGGATTTAATAATATAGTTAAAGTCAAAAGTCCATATAGTCCGGTTGAATTATTAAAAGATTATGATGACAAAACTACATCTGTCATTTATATATTAGGAGAAAAGGATCAAGATAGGTTATTAAATAGAGATTATTTTCTTCCATATACTAAAAACAAAAAATTACAGTCGTTTAATAAACATTCTTATTACTGGGTGCTTCCCGAAGTATATATAAATTTATTCGGAACAGAAATGTCTGGTACTGAAATAAGAAATCAATTATCAGATAAACCAACAAAAGAAATATTTACAACTATATTTGGAAAATATGATAAAGAAATATTTGATTTAATTACAAATAAACTAAAATCAAAGCCTTTTATCAAACACATGATGCATCCATATGAAGATGTAACTCTAACCTTTGATGATACAAAAATATTAACTGAAAAATTATTAAGTGGAGAAATAAAAGATGCAACTGAAAAATTTGATGGAATAAATTTGTATGTTACAATGCAATCTGATAAAATAAAAGCTGCACGTAACAAATCTCATTTATTAAATCCAATTGGTATTGATGAAATTAAAGAAATGTATGATAAACTCCCCAATGTACAAGAAGCATTTGTAACAGCAATGGAAGATTTACAAGTTGCATTTAAATCACTACCTAAAAATTATTTTGAAGATGGTAAATTATTTATCAATTTAGAAATAATCAATCCAAAAGCAACGAATGTAATAAAGTATAACAAATATAATATTGTATTACATAATACTGCAAAAATAGATGATAAAGGAAATATACTTGATAAAGATATATCAAAAGTTATTGATTTGTTTAATCTAATTAAAAAAGATAGTAAACAATCCGTTTATGAAATTATATCACCCCAATTTGTTGTAATAAAAAAAGATGTCAATTGTGATGAAAAAATGAAACAATTCAATTCCGATATTGATAAATTTAAATTTGATACGTTATTGGATTATTTTAAATCGGAATTCAACAAAAGATTAATAGATAAAATTAAAAATTATAAATCAAAAGAAGAATTAATTTCAGACTTAGCAAATCATAATATTAAAATCAATACCTACAAAAAAGATTTACCTTGGATCAGTGAATATATCAATTCAAAACAATATGAAAAGGACTATAAAGCAATTCGTTGGCCAATTGAAAAATTAATTCTTACAATAGGTTCGGAAATATTACAGAATGTAGTAACAACCAATCCAAAAAGTATAGTTACTGATATAAAGAATAGAATATCAGAAACAATGCGAGATGTGGTTGATGAAAAAGACAAACACAAATTGATATACGAATTAAAAAGATTAAAATCCATTGGAAATAAAATAGTACCAATTGAAGGAATTGTATTTATGTATAAAGATAAACAATATAAATTAACCGGTTCATTTGCATGCATCAATCAGTTGCTTGGAATTTTAAAATTTAAAAAATAAATTTGGTTTTCTCATAAATAATGTTTACTTTTGTAGAATAAATTAACAATTAAAATTTAAATCAAATGGCATACAAAGTAAATTATTGTACATTTGCTATAATGGATGATGGTAGCATAGGAAATCTTACACAATCATCTGGACATTTTTATACAAATTCTGATATTAAAGATGTTCTGGAAATATTGAATAAGTATTTATTTGACAAGAAAAAAATAGGAGTGATTAAAAAAATCGAATATGTTGGTGGCATATGCCTTTAAATAACATGAAAAAAATTTATATTGAAACGTCCATTAGTTATATAGATAACAGTGGCGGTAACTCTCGAAACGGAGAAGAGTTTTTTGTGATCAGATTACGAGCAGAAAACAAATTAGCTGCCGGTGGAGCTGCAATAAAAAAATCATTAAGTCAATTTGATAAAAAAATCAATCATAATTTCAATGATATTCATTGTCAAGTTGAAACGATTTATGAATGTGATGACGATTAAAAGTATAATAGAAACAAAAATAAGAAATTATTCAAATTTATCACACGAAGATTGTATGATGAAATTAACAAGTGATATTCCGCTTGAGACAATGACAATTGATGATTTAGATGAAATTTATGTTAATGTTTTTGGACGTTATGCTTATCATATGAGTCGGGAAGGATATATAAAAGCATTATATAAAAAAAGATTGAAATTAAATGAAACATTATGTACAATGAAAATTCAGTAATAGAAAAAAAGGTAGAGTTTCTTAAAAATCAATTAGAAACAATACAACTTGACTTTAGAACAAATTTAAAGCCATCACTTATTAAATATGAGTATAATGCTTTAACTAAATTAAATTTAGAAAATATACAAAGAGAAATTGATTATTTCTTATATCGACATCAATTAAAAATATCGGTGCATATTTCGATGTCAAATCAGAAATTGAAGCTAATTGGTGATACATTGGTTGACGAAATTGTTTGGGAACAAATTCAATAAATGTATCTTAAAATGATTTTAAATCAAATTTCTAAACACGGTAGAATTATTCAACACTTCGGTTATTTTTGATTGTAATTCAGATTGAGATAGATTATTATATTTCTTTGTCATATCAGAAATAAATAATTGCAGTGTAGTTGCATTATCATCGTTGATAGGTTTAAACCCAGGCCCACCGTTTCCAAAAAACACATTTTCAAAATTATTACCATATACGGTTTCAATGGCTCGACTCGATGATACTAATGAATATTTATTTCCAAATTCATTTAATTCAGGTTGTTTATTATTCATTATGATATTATCAATATATAATTTGAAATTTATAAATGAAACATAACTTCTGTTTTTATATATAGTATTGGGTCTCTCATACTTGGTTGGTGGTGTTGGTGGAATATATGTGATTAATTCACGTATGGTTATATCATCAATATAAAATAACGGTGCACCAGAACCATTACCAGAAAAATTTAAACTTGATAATTTGTTTACTCCAGTCATCCAATACAATACATTTAAACTCCATGTACCAATATATATATTATTGTTGTTTATATAAACCTCAACTTGATCGTTATTTAAATTAACAATTATTTTTATAAGATTCATCATATCATGTGGCCAGTTAAAAGGAACATTTCCACCATTTGTTGATAAATAAGAACCTGTATTACTATTGACAAAATGAAATTGTAAACCAATTTTATCATCATATTCTTGTACAACATTTATCATTCCAGAATGATTTGTTGGTGTGTGTGCATAAAATGATATTTCATATTTACCAGTTGTTTTATTACCGAGATTCAACATCACATTATTGTACTGTTCAATTTTTAAACTTCGTTCACCACTATAAAAATGTTCATTATCACTAACCAATGCATCCTCATATCCAAACGAATTTGAAGTCCATGTGTTCCAATTGGTAGGATCATTTGCTACAATTTTTGCATTAATGGGGAATGATTCAAAATCAGTATTATAATTAACAATAGACGACGTTATCGGTGATGGTGGTGTTTGTGGGATTTCTACCAAAGGATACCCCATTTCATTATCAGGTATTTCAGGAAATCTTCCACCTTGAATTGATACAGCGGTAGAATCGGTATTAGAATCATAACTTGCAGTAACAACGGGAAATCGTTTCAAGTTGTTGTTATTTTCCATTATGACCTTTATTTTTACTTTTCGTGTACCAATCGGAATATATACATTACAATTTCTTAAATACATTTCAAACAAAGGAGTTCCAAAAGCAGAATATGGTATTGGATTTGATATATAATAACTGCTGTTAATAACATTATCATTTACATCCAATAATATAGCTTGTACATATACTTTGTCAAATGTATAATCAGATGGTGTTAGTGATATATTAGAATACATTTGATTTGGATACATATAATACTTACAATCAACATTTGATTGAGTATAATTATAAAATATATTGTTTATTAAACTTTGACTTATATTTATAAAATTGATTATGTTTCCATATAAATTTAGTGGTTGATATGCTCCTACATTATTTAAATCAAACAATGCATTATATGTAGTACTTCCTGATTCCGGTAGATTAATATTATACAATTGAACCTGATTTTGCGAACCCAGCCATGCATATAGATTAGCATATACAATATCATATCCTATTATTTTTCTATCAACATAATCAGAAATATCTGTCAAATCAATTACTTGACTGAAAATTGTATTTGTATCCAATGATTTGAAATACATTTTTCCGTTGTAATATTGTAAATCATCATTGAAAGAAGCTGGATTCATTGATTCATTAGCAGTGTATGCAGACAAATTGATTTCACCACGCTCTGATTCACATGATAATTTAGTTTGAAAAGCATTTGGGAATGTAGAATATGAATATAATGTATTTGTATTACTCGAATCAAATTCACCCAATCCAACTGAACCAGTTTCCAATATCCAGGGAGAATAATCATTTGTACTATATGTGTTACCATCACCATTTTTGATTAAATTGATACCAAAAATTTCGGGTAATACATCCAGTACTTTAATATTCAACAATTCACTTTGGATGAGTGATTTTCTATTTGATACGTTACAGTAATAATAGGTATCCTTATCGGGTAATACATCAACTGATTGAGAAAATGAAATTCGTTTATTTTGGTTAAACCAATGGTATCTAAGTGGTAATTCGATTAAATATGAAGAAGTAGCAAATATATTTAAAGATAAAGTTACATTTGTATTTTTTATTATTTTCAATTCATTTGATTGATAATATTCCCAAGGTTGTTTAACAATGATTGGTTGAAATTCATCAAAATTTATCAATTCGGTAAATGAAGCAGATGTATCAACATATTCTAATTTGGACAAATATGATTGACTTATGGGAAATGTTATGTTATTATAATTTACACCATTATATAGTGTACATTCATTTAAATTATTAAATACAACATCAGATGATTGTGTTATAACTGAATTATCATCGTTGTATAATCCAGGAGTCCAAATTTTGGATAATTCATCGTAGTGTTCCCAATATCCAAATTCATTATTTTTTCTAACTATTTGTTTTTTCATGATTTAAATATTTACAACTCTTCCATATATATCATTGTCAGGAAATCTTACTTCAAATATAGATGGATCTTTTGATGGATAAATTATTCCATCACGTGTTGCATAATTAATATTATATACTGTTGGCCAGTATCCTTGTGTTGAATCAAATTTATTTTCTACTGATATATTCGTTATTGATTTAACACCTTCAATATCATATATTTCTTTTCTTAATTCAGATAGTATTATTGCTTGATTAATTTGCCAATTGTCAATTAAAAAATAATCTTTTAATTTATTATTGCATTTGAGTAATACTTCATTGTTATTATATTCTGGATAAATGATAATATCATAATATATAGCAATATTAATAACAAATGCATCTCTGATGTTAATAGAATCGGTTAACATTCTATATTTATCAATATATGTTTTCAAATTAGTTTTAATAGCAATGTTTGAATTTACTATTTTTTTATTTGCATCATAACTCAATATATATAAATTAAGAGCATTTGATTTTTTATTTGAAATATCATTGTCTTGTGTGATATAGGCTTTTGCAATTGAACCATATCTCGCAGGCATACTAAGTGTTCTGAATATATAATCGGTTTTAGTTACAGCTCTATCTTGTGCAGCAAAATTTGCTGTTGCTTTTAATTTGATTTCTTCAATTGTGTCTTTATCCTTTCCACCGGTTGCTTGTTCGGGATTGTTACAAGCAATAGTAGTTTTAACAAAATCATATAACTTAGAATCAACTGTGGTTGTATTTTCTTTTAATACATAGGATGATATTTTTTTAAGTGAATTGGGTGCAGAATTAGTTCTCAATCCACCACCAACCGTATAATTAACCGTTAATGTGGTATTAGTTGGAACTAATCCATAAGCATCACTGTATAAAAAATTAGCTGGATTCCAAGCTTTATCAATATCTTTAATTCCAATTGTTGTTCCAAGTCCGACATAATGTAAATTAGGAAGAAATTCTTCTGTTACCAAATTACCAACATTACTTGGTGCATATTCAATACCAGAGCCAAATAACAATTCTAATTTATTATCCTTGTTGTATCTTGAAATGAATCGTCTTGGAACTTTTTTTACTTTAAGTAAATATGGAACAGATGAATTATAATCACCATAACCAGTATTGATTGTATTTTGTATTTCATCAATAATAATATCCTGAGCCAGATATTCGGTTTCATACCAAATGTTCCCATCCGAATCGGTAACTGAAAGTATTTCAACCACATTGTCATCATCAATCAAAACCTTGTCATATTTTTTTGGATCGGTGAAATCAAATGTAGTTGTTTTAGTTTTGGTAGATTCAATTACAACTGATTTTTTCAATAAATAATATGTCGGATCTCCGTTATTATCTAATTCATATATATTAACTGTTGTTGGGTCATATGCACTGGAATAATTAAAATCAACCGGATATTTTGTTTGAAATGTCATCGTAGAATCTTCATTACTAACAATCATTCCTGAATTAATATGCAATGCATAATTATAATCAGGAACATTTGTTTGATTTGAACCAATTGCTGGAACTAATTGATATACACTCAACAACGTTGTGGAAGGAGTAGATGGTCTATATTTATAACCCAACGTTTGTGCTAGTGCAATTACATTTTTATCTTCCTCTGCATATTGTATCAAATTTTCTTTTAATTGATAATCTGTATAATAAGATAATACATCACCAACATATGATACCATTTCAATGAACATCATAGCAGGATCTGCTTGTGAAAAATCATTAAATGTATTAGGAAAATACACTTTTGCATAATTCAACAAATTTTCCTTAAAATCAGAAAAATCTTTATTTAAATATTTTATGTTTTTTGATTGAATCATTATGATGAGTTTATTTTGATTTATAAAGGGGTGTTGGGTGTGTAGGGCCAAATGTAGTTATATATGTAGAATCAACTGTTATTGATCCAGTATATGAATAAACAGGTGCATTTGAACTATAATCTGAATCATCTGGTACTGTTAAATATTTATTGTCTATTGTTATATAGAGTGTATTATTAATTCTTTCATATCTTAATAAATCTACCATATTGCTTTGAGTAGATAAAGCTTTACTTCCACCTCTATATTTGGTAACAAGACCAGAATGAGTAACATATGATAATAAATTGTTACCAACTGAACTTTGACTTATTTCTATAACTCCAGTTCCTCCATTTGGTACATTACTCATTGATAACAACAAATTATAATAATCATCCAATATTATAGTAGAAATACCCCCTTTGATATGGTCAACTATTGTTGGGTTGGTGTATTGAAATTCAATTGGTTGTACGGTTGTAATGACAGAACTTGCACTTATTTGTGGAACAATTAACATTCCATCACACTGGTTGTATTTTATATCATCACTGATATATAACATTGATCCGCTTACGGTTGGATAAACAAATGGTATTCGTAAAACTGGTACTCCTATACAAGTTCCGGGTGCAGTTAATAAATATGATGCAGACAATACATTATATGACAAAGAAACATTTGCATATGAACCCGACATCGTTTTATATGAACTTGACAAATTCAAATAAGAAGATGACACTAAAACATATGAACCAGAAGTTGTTTTGTATGAATTTGATAATGCAATGAATGTTGAACCAAGTGTATAATTATCCAATGATCTACTTACATCAAACAATGATGAAGTGATTGCATCAATTGAAGTTGATATTGATTTTGAAACACTGACAAAAGAAGCAGAAGTTAATATATAACTACTTGAAATTTTTTCAATTGATCCTGAAAATGATTTTGAAACATCTATAAATGATGAAGATAAATTATAACAAGAAGATGATATAGTTAAATATGAAGTAGAAGTTGATATATATGAACTTGATAATATAAGATAAGATGCAGACAACTGTTTGTAAGATGTCGATACATCATTTATTTTATTTATACTATTTGATACCGACGACGATATAACCAAGTAGGATACGGATGTATCTAAATAACTCAATGATAAGTCATTTAATATACTCATATTTAATGATACTGAATTGGATACATTTAAATAAGAAGAACTCAGTTGTTTATATGAAGATGATGTATTTAAATATGAATCTGATAAATTTACATAACTGTTTGAAATATTGGTGATCTCAATCGATTTGGTCAAATACGAATTTGATAATTCGGTGAGTTTATTGGATGTAGTTAGATATGAACTCGATACATTCAAATACGAATTGGATAATGTTGTATGTGAACTTGATAATGTACTAATTGAATTTATTAAAGATTGAGAAATATTTAAATAAGAAGAACTCAATTGTTTATATGATTCAGATACGTCGTTTAATGATACTGATGTTGTAAAAAATAAATTAACAGTATCTATATAACTGCTTGACAATATTTTATATGAAGAAGAAACAGTCGAATATGAATTTGATATATTTACATATGAAGTAGATGTGGTTAAATAACTAACAGAAATTTGTATATACGAATTTGATACATCATTTATTTTATTTATACTATTAGACAATGATGTTGATATGTCATTTGTTAACAAAGATGATGTAACATATGAGGATGATAGAACCAAATATGACCCAGATACTTTAGTATAACTTTCTGATATTGTTACATAAGATAATGATGTTTTTACATATGAAGAAGATAAATTATCAATAGAATTTGAAAAAGAAACAGATGTTATTAAATAACTACTGGATAAGTCATAATAACTTTTAGTTACTTTATTTGTTGTATCAATACTGTTCGATAAAGAATTTGATACAGTTGTCAATAATAATGATGTAGTTAAATATGAGGAAGATAATTCATAATAAGATTTTGATATATCATTAGTTAAAAACGAATTGGTTAGAAAAGAAGAAGATAATTCCTTTAAAGACTTTGTTGTTTCATTAAGTAATACTGAATTTGTTGTGTAAGATGATGACAATTTATAATAAGATAACGATACGTCATTCAAAGATGTTGAAGTGTTGATATATGATGAAGATAACGATTTATAAGAAGATGATAGATCTGTTAATACTAACGATGTCGTTAAATAAGAAGTGGATAATTCATTTAACGATTTTGTTGTAGTATTAACCAACAACGACGTCGTTAGATATGAATTCGATGTGGCTAAATAAGAAGATGATACATTTTCAAAAGATAATGATGTTTTTATATAGGAAGATGATAGTTTATAATAAGACAATGATACATCGTTAAAAGACAAAGAAGTATTTGAAAAGGAAGTAGATGTTGATAAATATGAATAAGACAATTGTTTATACGAATTTGAAACATCTGTAAAGGACAGTGATGCATTCAGGTATGACGAAGACATTTGTTTATATGAAACAGACACATCATTCAATGATACAGATGTGCTAATATATGACATAGAAATATTTAAATATGATATAGATACATCATTTAATGATTTCGTTGTCTCATTTACTAATAACGAAGTAGTCAAATATGAGGATGACAATTTATAATAAGATAACGATACGTCATTAAGAGATATTGAAGTATTTAAAAACGAAACGGATGTTGATAAATATGATGAAGATAATTGTTTGTACGAAATTGAGACATCGACTAACGACAGCGACGCAGTCAAATATGATGAGCTTAATTGTTTATAAGAAATTGAAATATCATTTAATGATAATGAGGTTTGTACAAATAAATTGGTTGTGTTTAAATAACTACTTGATACTTGTATATAAGAAATTGATACATCTGTTATTTTGTTTATACTATTAGATACCGAATTTGATATATTTGTTAAAGATACTGAGGATGTAACATATGAGGATGATAATTTGTAATAAGAATTGGATACATCATTTAAAACAGTTGATTTGGTAACATAACTGCTTGATAAATCGTAATATGAATTAGAAATATCATTAAGGGATGTAGAAGTATTCAAATATGAAGAAGACAATTTGTAATATGACAATGACACATCGTTGAGAGATACCGACGTATTTAAATACGAAGAAGATAGAGTATAGAAAGAATTGGATGTATTTAAATATGAACTGGATAGTTCTTTTAAAGATTTTGTTGTATCATTAATTATTATCGAATTGGATAAATATGATATAGATATATCGTTTAACGATTTGGTTGTCTCATTAACTAATAAAGATGTGGTTACGTATGAAGAAGAAAGTTTATAATATGAATTAGATATATTAGTTGTAACAAGAGAATTAGTTAAATATGATGATGACAATTCATAATACGACTTTGTTATTACGTTTAAAGAATTGGTCGTTTCATTTACTAATAATGAAGTAGTTAAATATGAAGATGACAATTTATAATAAGACATTGATACATCGTTGAGAGATATTGATGTATTTACGTATGAATTTGATGTATTAATATAAGATGAAGAAATTCGTAAGAATGATGCAGATAATAAACTGATTGAATTGGATATTTCAACCGAACTACTTGCTTGGGACATTGTAAGATAATCAATCCTATTTGAAATAGTAACATAGGAATTCGTAACTGCTTTAAATGCAGAATCAATTGAATTTGAAAAAGAAAGTGATGAAGTTAGGTATGAACTTGATAATGCTAAATAAGAAGTCGAAAAATAAGAATTTGTTACATTGATATAATATACAGAAGTAGACAGATTGGTAATATCTGCACTCGTTGTATCTTTGTGTGTAAAATTCTTGAGATTCTCATTCATTTATCTTATTATTTTAAATATATAATCATTATCATAAATTTTGGATGTATTTTCAAAATCTATTCTAAATAAAAATCTATAATATCTTTCTGGTTGTAATGATTGCATTTTTAATTTAAAATAATTATTACTATTATCATAACTTATTTTTGTATAAGTTGTATCAAATGGAATAATAAATTCTTCGGTTTTATAATCTTTTACTGCATAATAAGAAGTACTCGGTAACACACTCTGGGTTAAATAAACCGATTGAGTTGCATATGTTCTTTGTTGGTATTTTTCTCTTCCGATAATAATTATTTTTACATTATCATCTTTGATATATTCCCTTTCTAAATTTTTGATATATAAAGTATATAATGAATTTTCATCAAACAAAGATTTACTTATCGGGGTTGTATATGTTGAATCATCCCAACAAACTTCCAGTTTTGGTGAATATATTGTGTGTGTTTCTTTTGAAAAATATTTTAAAGAACTTGTTGTCAGACAAACTTGATTATTTTCTTTTGTATATCTTATTAATATTCCATTATTGTCAATTGTATTATTTTTCCACAAATTTACAACATCGGTGATATTAATCCGCACATCACTTGCAGAATATTCACATGATTGACTTAAATCTGATAAAGTAGACCAATTACCCCCTCCAACATTTGTATTCCAACTTGCTGTTGTATTAATCGGAAATGATCCAGTTAACCATTTGTCATTTATATTTCGATTATACCAAGTACAACCTTCTGTTTCTGTTGGTATATTATCATATTTACCAATTCCCATATCCCATGTACTTGATATTGGATGCACATGAATTTCGTATATATAGGGAATTTCATTCAATTCGGATACATATAAATTCAAATAATATTGTGAACTTGTGGGTAAACTTTCAGTTGGAAATGAATTTAAATCAAATTTTAATAATGCACGTGATTCATAACTCGACGTAACATCTTTTGGTGTATATGATAAATCAAGTATAGAATCTATCCCTACATTAATGTAGGGATATTTTTCATATATAGTTGTATCTTTGATTGGATATATTGAGTATATCATATGGATTTATCGTAAGATTGATTTTTAATTTCCTTTAATTTACCTAAATATTCAGTATTTCTGAGTTTCTTAAATACAAGATTATTTAATCCGTATATACCATATTTATCCAAAGAGTCTTTTCTCATACGCTTTAATTTCTCCGTAATATGATTAGCTTTTTCGTGGATTAATTGAAACGCCAAAGGATCATCACTGAATTTCATACTTCTTTCCAATGCATCAATTCGCATTGCAATTTGATATGCTTTTTGTTCTATTTTTTTATCATCAACTTCAACATTTTCTTTAACTGGGTTTTTAATCCATTTGTTAGTTACAATCGAATATGAGCCATTTTCTACCAATTTTTCATTTATATCCTGTAAGTACAATTCTACTTTCATACCATTTATTATGATGTCATGATACAAATTCCAAATAGTCCTAACTGAATCAAACCATTCTTTGACGATTACAATATCGGGATTTATTTTACTAAAATCCATTATTATATGCAAATCAATATCGGAATGTTCTGTGTAATTATAACTGGCACCTGACCCAACAATTCTTGCATCGGTGAACTTGATATTTAATTTCAGACTGTCATAAACTCCCTTTGTAATTTTAAGAAGTTTATTTCTAACTTCTGTTTTTAATACATCACCATCCCATAATTTAGGATTTAATTCATCATGGATTTCAACTTCATTTAGTATAATCATTTTGTTTTGTTAATTTGTTGAGTTCGTATATAAGTGAATGAATTCTCATTAACCTCAACATATGTTGTTCTGTTACAACTCTTGCTGGTAACAATGTTTCTAATTGATTAGTAATTTCATTGATTTTTATTTTAACAGCTTCGTTGTCCGTGATTTTATTAACAAACACATTGAGTGCTACTTTAATATTATTTTTTTCTGTCTCAATAAAATCAATTAATTTTTGTGAGTTTGACAAATTATTTACATATTCTTTTAAAACTCGTTTTTGATTAACATTTAAATTTTTATATTTTTCGTTAAATTTTTCAATTAACAACTTATATGCATATAATCTAACTCCTTCATCTTGTTCATTAAATTCCTTCATTACATCAGTCAAAGTTTCTTCTTTATTTGAATCATTCAATATAAGATTTTCTAAAATAATCTTTTTTGAAGAAATGATTTCCTTTGGTGTTGTATTGCATTGTTCAAATAATTTGTATACAGAAGCATGAGTTTTATAATCTGATAATTTTGTCTTGAAAAAATCAACTATATTATAAGTTTCTTTAATTTCTTTGATGAGATTAAATTTTTCTTTTTTTAATTGTAGTGTGTTGATTTTTTTTCTAGCAATCAAAGTTTCATCCAACAACATCATTGCTTCGTTGATATTTTCAACCCTTTCGTCTGTCAATAATTTATATAATTGTAATTCCTTGTTTAATTCAGAATTAACATGAAAATGTTTTTTAAAGATCACAACGGCCTTTGAACTATTTTCATTTAATAATTCTGTTGTCATTTGTCTAACAAGTAATTCATACAATATACCTGTATTTTTAATTTTTATGTGTGTTTTTGACATGATCATTTTTTGTTTTGATATATTAATTCATGTTGTGTTAAATCAGTGGCTAAAGGTGATTTACCTTTAAAATTGTGTTTTAATTTATTCAGTGATTTGGTTGTCGTAGGGGTATCTTCTGGATTCATAAAATCATCCAATTGTTCATCTTTATCGTGTTCAATTTGTTTGTATACTCCCTTATCCCTTGCACGATCTTCTTTTTGAGAGGGTGTTCTGAAATTAATTTTTTGTCCTTTTGACAACCCTTTTTCTAAATATGTAGTGAATTTGGTATCATTAATTAATTCCTGTTTTAATTCAATTATATCTTCATCATTCATATCAAATACATTTTGATATATCCATTTTGATGGAATTAATTTAGTATCAATCATTTTATCTGCGAGATCAATTTTAGATTGCCATAATAACATTTTTTCCATTTCATAAACCTTGGATGATTTTGTCAAAGATATTTCAAATTCAACCATATCTTTTAATTCAAATCCCAATGAATATAAATGGACAAATGCCATTTTATATAACTCAGTTAAAATACATTTTTGTACACGTTCTACTGACCTAGCAAATCTAACATCCTGTGCAGATAACGTTGACTTTGTATTTACATCCTGTGTATAATTCAAAAATGAAGCAGGAACTTTGAGTGCAGCCATCATTCTATTTCTCAAATATTCAATGTCTTCTGTTCCAGTAAACTTTAATCCATCAACCGTATCTATTTTGGTTCCACTGGAATTACCACGAACTGGCATATATAATCATCAGTTAATGACATTAAA